GGGGAACTTTTATTTTTTGTTTTTGTTTTTTATTTTTTTTTTTTTTTTTTTTTTTTTTTTTTTTTTTTTTTTTTTTTTTTTCCTAATTAGAAAATAACGGTTAAAAACCGTGAATATATTAAAGTTCACGAAATAAACGAAACAAAACAAATCACGTAGCATACACGTGTTTGTCGAGAAGGGAACCAATTAAACATCATAAACTTATACTTAAATAAGGGGGATGAGAGTAATTGCTTACACGACGGGGAGAGCTTCATAAGGGTGCTTGGTTTGAACAAGGTTGTAGTCAGTACCGAAAATGGTACGAAGATTGGTCAAATAGTAGTGCCTTGAAGCGCCAAGATCAGGAATGGGATAGTCATCAGGTTCATATGGGGTGTATGTGTAGGGAGACCAAACCATTAGGCGATCAGTGGGCATCGACGGGACAGCATCAAGAGTAGCAGCATTGGAGGAGGCATCAACAGTTCTAAATCCTAAAAAGGACTGAATGTAACGGAGCACATTGACAGGAGCAATTGGAGTCATACCTGGAAGGGTATTTCCAATGTTTTGTTCAGCAATTGCGACATTAAATCGAGGGAGCATGATTTTGAGGCGGTCATGGAGCAAGGTAGATGCGGGCAGACGAGGCTTGGAGTTCGGGGGAGCTCGGTTCAAGGGAGGGAGAACAGTGCCAGTAGTGCGAGGATGATAGTAGGATCCGGGCAGGACATACTTGTAAGGGATGGCAGAATCAGCAAACATGCAGTTTTGCATGCCTAGAGACTTGAAAGTGTTGGGCATTTCAATTGTTGTACCATCAATTTCGAAAGATTCAATAATCTTTCCAGCAAGTAGGGGCAGATGAGCAGTGACAGTAAGGTCACCATCAGTATCGAGCACTAAAACGCTTGGGTAAGTATGGATTTCATCTTGGAACTTGATGAGATCATTATTGTTGTGGCGAGGAAAGCCATCCTTCTGACTGGAATTGTAGCGGAGGCAGAGAGGAAAAGTACGAATAATACTATGATTGGCAGGGAGCGCAACAGCAGTACTTTTGTCAGTATCGGCGACGTATCGCAGATCATTCAGCTCATGAGTATGAGGAATTTCTTGAGACGGGCGTTGTAGGAAACAGAAGTCTTCAGCTCGTTNTTCTTCAGATACGAGATTGTGTGTGGTAACAGCAGCAAATAGCGAGGACTTATTAGAGTTCTCGTTGTGTGACCAGGTTGGTAGAGCATACGTTGAGTAGCCATGTTTGATTATGGCACTTGATGAGTTTTCGGCAATAAAACGTCCAAGTGTAGATTTACACGGGACAGAATCAGCTAGCACGGCAGAGACAGCTTGCATAACAACTTTCAACTCGCGTAGATTCGCAGGAGTTGCAGAGAAGAGCAGGTCATAGGCGTTGATATCATCAGTTTGGTATGTTGGGGACTTGAATGAGAGAGCAGCAAGAGTGGAGCGGCGTTGGAAGTCGCGGAACAGCACAGGGTTTATCAATGAATTAAACACTTGGAAGAGTTTTGAATTCAGATGGTTGGCAGTAGTGTTAGTCACTTGACTAATTGTAACACCGATAAGATCGGGAATACAGCAGGTAAAGTTGGGCACTTGAATGGAATAAAGAACTTTTGAGTAAAGGTCTTTGAGAACATCAATTTTTGAGGAGTTGCCAGGTAGGTTAGCAGTGCAGTCATGGATTGTTGCAAACATATTCAGAGGGTAAACACGTCCAAAGAATTGGTCGTGATCATAACCAGCAGCAGATGGAACAAAGAAAACATTCTTTGTTCTGTCAGTTTCAAAGGCATGGAACTGGGAGAGAATGGTAGTCAGAAACTCGGGAACAGGGACGTTCATAAGAAAATTGACAAAGTCATCTTTCCAGGAGGTTTCAGCCCAAGAGCGGGCGTGAGCAGACGGAGCAGGACGGACATGAAGGTCATTGACGAGGAAGAAGCCATAGATAACGGCCATGTGATGCATGCAGATAGTAGCAACGGAAGCTTTGGAATGTTCGCGCTGTTGAGTAGCATTGGCATGTCGAATGGACATCAGCATAGTGTACATCATGATTGGAGTCATGTTTGGGAAAACATCGATTGTCCAGTCATTGCAGGAATCGGCTCTAGCACCAGTGTTGGCACGGAAGAGTTCAAGGATATCAGCAGAGGGTACAGGGGCTTTGACATCAGTAAAGGTGAGGTTCATTGTCTTAGTCTTGAGGGCATTGAGACGGGATGTGAGGGATGTAGAAGACATCGTATTATATTAGAGCAGGGGCTTTGTTATAGCTTGATAATTTAGACGAATGTGAGTTCTTAATTACTAAAGTTCGGGGCGCTTTAATAAAATCT